GAAATCTTCACAATCGCACCACTGACTCCTGCGGCGATGAGATGAGACCAGTTAATGTGATCATTCCAGTCACTTAAATCAGTTACCAGCATTCGTTATCCTCCTTTTTCCAACGTCCCTTTATCCAATCCCCTACGGTAAACAAAAAGACTGCCACGTAAATAACAACCCATTCTTTTAATTTCATGTTGGTCTCCTCTTTTTAATTACTGCAGCTAAATCATGGACCATAGACACGCCAGCATCGTCCAGGTTTTCCACGATGCTGAGAAGCTCAGTGGATGACAGGTAGGCAATCACGATCTGTGCAAAATTGACATGACCCACAAGGATATCGGCTAGACCGCCAGCAATCACCAAAAACATATAAGCAAAGATTTTCCCTGCAAACTGCGTTTTCATTTCATGGCTATTGATGATACGAGCCCGATGTGCCGCTGGAATGCCTCGGATGGAATCAACCAGCGAGGGCTTTTCCACGTTGTTCTCAATCAGCCAGTGATAAGACAGGGCGATAAATTTGGCGAACAAGTCAAGAGCCACCAACACGGCGAATGCAGTAAAAAGCATGATGTGCTTCGACATGGCGATGAGTAAGATCCCCATAAAAATTTTGTAGGGCCAGCCATCCGGGATACTGCAAATCGCACGATCGGCGGAATTGTAAATTTGAATGAAGATTTCAGTCATGTTTTATCCTCCGCATCTTTCTTTTCTTCCGTTTCATCTTTGGGTGTCAGCGGCTTCGATCTGATACATTTCGCATTAGTGCAAAGTCCAGTCTTGTTATTCATCTTGCGATGGCAAAGGAAACATCTTTCCATTTAAATTGCTCCTCTCTTTTCTGTGTATTCTGCAACCAGTTCTTCTCTTTCAGCTTTGAGGTCATTGTAGTAGTCCTCATCTTCTACGGCTTTTGCTTTCGCCATTCCTGTTTCGATATCACTGATTTTTCTAGCATATTCAGAATCAAGAGCTGCCAGTTCGGCTTCTCGCTTCTCTTCTTCTGTCGGTTCCGGTTTAGCCTGATATGCTCCATCTTTATACAGCAAATCACCTTGCAGGGCTTTGTTGTAGGTCAAAGCGTCTTGCACAACATGGACCTTGTCTGGATATTCCACTTTGGCTTTGGTCTGCAGTTCTTCCACCGTGTCACCATGTACACCGGTCACATAAGAGGTTATTCTTTCACCTGTTGTTTCGTAGATAGACAAATATGTCAAAGTAGGATTGGCAATAGATACTACCATCGCATTATCTCCTTACATTAAAATAACCTCCATCAATATGATTGGAGGTCTAAAAAATGAAAAATCCAAATGGATACGGTTGTATTAAATTATTAAGTGGTTCACGGCGGCGACCGTATTGCTTTGTTGTGTCCCAGCAAGGCAAGCAGAAAGTCATTGGTTACTTTGCTACTAAGTTGGAAGCAATGGCTTATCAAGTTGATTACAATCAATCTCATGGGCTCCACCGCCTTTCAGACAACAAAATAACATTTGCAGAATTATATGCACGCTGGCTCCCAAAACATATCGAATATAGCAGCGTATCTGATAGCACGATTCACGGCTATGAAAGCTCATACAAGCATTGCGTCTATCTGTATGACGTGCCAGTAGCCGAAATCAAATACAGTCATCTGCAGACCGTCATCGATGGAATGGGTAGTCTGTCATATGCAAGCAAGAAAAAGGTCCGCAACCTGTTATCACTGCTATTTGCATACGCTCGCAAAATGGAATACACGTCTCATGATTTTACCGGGCTTATCCGAATCGGTAAAAACAAGCCAGTCAATCCTCATCAAGCCATGAGTAAGCAAGCCATCAATCGGCTTTGGAAGCTGGCTGATAAAGCCGATGTCGATATTGTACTGATACTCATCTACACCGGCATGCGTACTTGCGAACTACGCAATCTCAAAAAATCAGATATCAATCGTAGGCAGAAGTATATCCGCATCACAAAATCAAAGACCGAAGCCGGAAAACGAATCATCCCTATCGCTAGTAAGATATGGCCTCTCGTAGAAGCTCGATACTCTTTACAAGGTGATTTCCTATTATGTGATGAAAGTGGTAATCCCTACAGCTATAGTCGTCTCTCTCGCCTGTTTAGCCGTGTCATGAAGCTAATTCACGGGGAGAAATACAAACCGCATGATACTCGTCATACATGTGCCACTCTGCTGGATGCCGTAGATGTCAACGATAACGCTCGGAAAATGATCCTTGGCCACGCCAGACATGATGTAACCAACGGGGTATACACTCACAAGAACCTAAGGCAACTACGTAAAGCCATCGAAAAGATTTGATACTAACCAAAGAATTGCCCAATTTGAAAGTACCACGAGTATTGTATGTATCGTGATACTTTTTTGTTGCCAGTATTCTTGCAATTTCTAGGATTTTGGGCGAATAGACAATTCTAGGATATCCGTAATTATCGGCTTTTCTGCCATTCTACGGAAATCATTTTCTACAGGGTGTAACTGTTGTAGCAACAGGGAACTGGGATACAGTGAAATTGCCTATTTCGGCAAATAACTACTTTGCTATTGCATCCCCTGCAACGCCTACAACGAATTATTTTGGTAGCGGTGCAAACGTCCCTGTATCAGTACAATCGATTAAAGCAAATTCGATAATTATTGCCCTCCCCGGCGGCAGCAATCGGTGGAAAGCCAGTATACTAATTATTGGCACAGTATAGACAGGGTGGATATGAAACTGGTAAATCTGGAGCATGGGCAATAGCATTCCCTCATGCTCTGCTGGGTATATCAGGCGATTATTCAGGAAATGGCGGTAAGATGGACTGGGGACCATCAATCAATGGGGATACTACTAGATGGAGCACGTCTGGAGCTGGGTCTGATGTACGAGTTATCGCGATAGGCTATTAGACAGGGTGGATTTAGTTCATCGGGCAAATTCACTTACCCCATATCAATATCAACCTTCCTTACTGGGGGCACCACAACAAGGATGTCTTCACGAAATTATGACAGTGACTGGGGAGAAATAATAGGAACGCCCACATCATCGTATTTTCGCTTTCGCCAAAATGGTTACAGTAACGGGACATACTGTTGGCTTATCGGGCTATGAGGATAGCTGCTTATATGCCAAATGCCAGCCATGTTAGCCATTTATCGGCTATATCGTAACCCGAATAATATATGAAAGATCGTGCAGCAAACGTCTTAATATGTTCGAGCCCACGGCCGCTCGAATTCTGATTGTTTACCACTGCAAGCCCAGCAATGCCTAGCACATGCGAGAATGATATAGGGAATGCTATATTAACGTTGGTTCTGACCCCTACCCACGTATATCCACCCTGTATAATTAGCGGCACCGCGCCGCCGAGCTTCACCCACCATGCATTCGCATTCGACACGTCCCCCGCAACTACGCCAGCCGCGGAGAGGTCATCCGTATCGAGAAACCGTTTGAACGGAGTGGTGTTGACTGCGAAGCTATTGTTTCCACCACGGTGATACATATTTCCGGAACGAGACGATATCCAAAGTTGTGCCGATTCCTCATTTTTATCCGCCGGAATATTGAGAAGCTGACCGATCGCGGTCGGTTGGTTTGCTATTTTATCTTCCTGTGTAAAGTTGCTAATAAACACACCCAGTGCATTAAGTGCGGCGTTTGTTGTCGGCAGTGTTGGGTTTACCCCTAGCCTGTGCAGATAGGCCCACAATCCATCGTCACCCGTCAGGGACTTGGCAAGCCCGACGGTCACGTCATCAAGCGACGTCGCGCCGGTACCGCCATGGCTTACTGGCAAAATGCCGGTGACGCCGCCGACTACTGTCTTATCAGCTGCGTTAAGTATTCCTGCGTTTTCGCTCGCAAGATCTGTTTTGATGGTCTTGCCCAGCATGGCAGGCGTTACGATTTTCGTATTGTTCGTCCCTGCTGTGACTTCTGCCTGCGTGGCATAGTCAATCGTGCGGTAGAGCATCGCCCACACGACAGATCCGTCCGCCATGGTGTGCCCCGCACTGCTCCAGACGGGTTCCCCAGCTGCGCTCGTCCCCGCGGTGACCACTCTTGCGACAACATTCGCGGGCATGTTTGGGCTCTTGACCACCTGCCCGACTTTATAGGCGGTGCTCGGCTGCCAGAGCTCGTCAGCCACCAGACTAGAAAGCACGGAGTGCTTATTCTTTTCAAACTCGATATACTGCTGTTCTGTAGTGCCCTTTGACGGGTTCGCGGGGTCGGGATAGTCAAACATTCCCGCGGTTGACTGTAATTTCAATACGTCTGCCATTTTTTACCTCCTAAGCTAAACTGTTTCGTTAACGAATCCCTGCCATGTAATATCGACGACGCCTGCCACCTGATTGCCGTCCTCATTCAGTAAGGCTATACGGCACGGCGTGCGGGATAGTATCTTGGGATACCTGACAACGCCGCTCCCCTGCACAGCATCGATGCGCACGGCGGTGGTCATGTAATTCGGCGTGACAATGGGCAGCTCGATGCCGCTCTCCGGTACGGCAATGTTTTCGAAGTGTTCCTGCCGGTCTGGTACGTCGATATATGCATGCAGACTTTTGACGATGGTTTCTTGAATACTGGAATTCTTCGCCACGATTTTGACTTGAATCCTTGAACCCGCCTGCACCAGCACCTTGTCTGACCACTGCTTCCAAAGCTCCTCGGCGGTGCTGCCTTTGAGGAGCTGCCGGTAGTACACAATGGCGGGGCCTTCTATTTCTGTAGTCAGCCAGAGCTGCCCCGAGGCAGGAGCCACAAATTCTCCCGTCGCCTCGTAAGCCGAGAAGGCTGTATCCCACATGTACGCAGCGGGCTTCGTCCATAATCTTCTGCCCGCTTCATGCCACATGGTTGAGGTATTCTGAGCATGGATATAGCCGTCACTTGCCAGTACAAGACCGCTGGTTTTGATATCTGCCCAATGATCCGCGCCAAAATCCTTGTCGAAAAGCACGTTCTCCTGCAATAGGTCGCCCATCTCCAGCAGGCAGTAGGCGAAATTTTTCGACTCATTCCCATTCTGATCCACGGCTTTAATCATGACGGCATGCGTGCCCGGCCGGACGGTCTGCGTCTCGTATGGCTGGTTCGTGATAAGCCCTTCTTGCACGGGTATCCCCGCTTCCCAGTTGAGCTCTTTGCCCTGTGTATATTTGAGGATAAATCCTGCCACGTCATTCGGCTCGGGGTAGGTGTATTTCCACCAGTACCGGCGGATGGAAGAGCTCATCTTCTCGACGTTCAGCACCTCCACGTCGGGCGGAGGGATCTGGACTGAAACTGGCTTAAAGCTGTATGCCGGCACATCAGCCAAACTCTGTTCCATTCCGCCGAAGATATTAAACGCCGTGAACTTGAAGTAAATAGTCTTGCCGATATAAGAATTGGCAAGGCCTGACTTCAAGAAAGCTTCATCACATCTAGCAATTTGCGAACCTCTTTCATGGAATACGGCTTCACTACCAAATTGCCCTCTTACCAAGCCCGAAAGCCGCCAGGTTCCATCTTCCAACAATTCGGCGGCCTCATAAGACAGGGCTTCTCCACCTACATAAAGGACCGTATCACCATTGGCAGCACTTTCCGCATCTACGGACGTGAAGCTGCCTTGATTCAGCGTCATTTCAAGGACTGTATCTTCAATGTTCAGCGGCTTAGTCAATGTGCCATATCTGGCGCGGTTGTCGATGGTGCCCAGCTTTTTGTAGTATTGATTCGTATCAGACACCCAAACAGAGCAGCCACCCCAGTTCGGATTCTTGCCCCACGTGCCGATCCATACCTCATTATCCGCATTTGTCATGAGTGCTGGCGGCTGGAATATCATGGGCGGTTCGCAGATGCCGGGATCCGGGTTGAAATCAATGAGTGGGCGTTCGTTATCGTGGACGTCGTACTCTGCCCCGCTATAAACGCCCTTTGCTCTCGAAATCGCCGTGAAAGTGATGATACCATTCGTGCCTTCCGTCGCACTGTCGATCATGGCCGGCTGGTTCTCTATCCCCATCAGCGGGTCATTCAGCATGACAAGGTCGCCCGGTTCTAGTCGGCAGAAGGCCCAGTCTAACTTAAAGGTATATTTCACCCGTTCGTATTTGTTTTTACGGCACAATTCCTCCGCCAGCCTGACGGCGCGGGTCTTGGTATACAGGTAATGTGCCTGCATCGTGGACGCCTGCCGCACCCCAAATTCCTTGATGTCATCATTGTCTTGGTAATTGACGATTTCCTTCTCATAGGCATTCGCGCGGTTCAGAAATTCTACGGATACGCGGTTGTAAATCTCCGATGAATCCTTGCGGCTATAAGAAACACACACACCGCCGGTCTGTGGGATGAAATCATCCGGCGTCAGGTTATATCGAATTGTCTTGTCCGGTTTCCATTTCCCCACGGGGCGGTCAGCGCGCGGTACAATCTTTAGCCGGTTATTTGACCAGAAGATATAAGCGTTGGTGATGTTGGCGATGTCATTGATGATCCCTCGGGCTGCCTTCGCGTCCAGTTTATCGGACGGCGTAGAAATCAGCATGTCTGCTTCCTTGCAGTACTGCCTGTAGTTCTCTATCCCGTCGATTTCTATCCCGCCAAGGCCGATTTTGTTCAGCACATAGAGGATATAGTCGGCGGGGTTCACGTCTATCCCGTCCCCCGTTTCCAGCAGCTTGCCTTTCACCTCGAAATTGTAGGACGGCATGGAGCCGTTATCCCCGAGGTCAATAACACCGGCCATGTAAGCCAGCCCGCTATAAGCGAGCGCCTTGTCCGGATGCTTCCCTGCCGTGTACGCCCACGGCTTCTGATCTGCTTTCCCATCGAAAAGCGTGAGTCCAATGTCCCCATTGGGATACTGGTATAGGCTCTTGTCTTTCCACATTTTGCCGATGCCGGAAATCTGTCCCTCGCACAAAGCGAGGATCACCGCCACGGTATAGGTGTAAGTGATGGTCGTCGTCCTTGCCCCGCCGCCTTTGCCGCTCTTCTGGCTGCTTCTGTGCTCATGCGCGGTGAAGTCATCGTAATAGATGACATTCGGAGAGATGCGCGTCGTACCAAGGATCTCTGGGACGGTTGACCCATATTCGGCCGTGGAGACAGTGAAGCTGGAAATCTTATTTTCCCGTATGGTCGTATTGTGGCCACCAAATAAGCCCATGACTACCTCCTAAACCGATACACACCATGCAGCCGCGATTCCCCTTTGGCTGTCAGAAACATGACGTCATTGACATCTGACAGGATGACGCCACGCTCTACCATGGCGTGGATCACACGCCCGTCCCCCACATATACCGCGCCATGAGAGACGCAGCGTCCAAATTTATACAGCAAAAAGTCCCCTGGCTGCATCTCATCCACGGGAACTTCTGCACAATATCTTTCCACCACTTTGAGGAACCATTCCTCGCCGTGGTGCAGATGCCACTCATTGGAATACGGGGGGATCTTGATATCCCCACGCTTGATGTATCCCGCTCCTTCGAGGCAGGCGATGAGCAGCATGCCACAATCAATGCCCTTGCCTTTGACCTTCGCCTGGTTCACGTGCGGTGTCCCAAGCCATGTGTAGGCCTCTTCTACGATAGGATTCACAGTAACACCTCTTTCAATGGGACAAACGGCGCAATGACGGACGCAGAATCTTCTTCATTGCTGGATGACACAGTGCCGCCGCTATTGGCATACGTACCTTGCGGATAGAACCTGCGCCGCGGGAACTCTTGCGACATCCCCTGCACCTTGCTTTTGACTGTGAGCTTCATAGCAAGACCGCCGCAGGACTTGACCTCCGTCAGCCCGGAAAATAACCCCACAACACCCATCACCTCGCCGTCTAAATCAAAGAAACAGCGGCTCATGGCAAGCGTCGCACGGTCGAATGCTCCATCATGCGCCGCTAGGAAGATCGGCTTGTCACCCAGCTTGTCCTCGACGGTTGCGTAGATGGATACCGTCATGGAATCGACAGAAACAACATTATTCAGCTTCGTCTGCTCTCTCTTGAGCATGATCGCATTATGCAGGTACGTATGCCCGCCGTAGGTCACATCATGGTCGGCATCGGTGAAATAATATGCAGTCCCGCTAAAAAGTGTGAGAACATACAAATCACACGACACCATTTCCTTCTGCGTATTGAGATACCTAGCCAGTTCTTCTGTTACGCTTTTCATCGGACCACCTTCAATGCGATAGAGCACTCAAATAAATTCACGAATTTCTGCTTCACTGTGATACTCTTCTTCGCAAATACCACTTTCCACCAATAATCGTAAGTCGCCGTGACAACAGCCCCCGTGTTCGGCGAATGATTGAATACAATCGCCCCGCGATCGATGGTGTACTCCTGCGCCGTGCGCTCCGCCCCGTCTACCCATACCGTCAGCTTGTCCGCATAATACGTAGGTTCCTGCTGGCCATGCATGTTTGCCGTCAGTTGGTAGGATCCATCGCCGTTCCTGCCAAGCCGCAGCTTCTCGCAATGATAGTTTTCGGCATCCTTGTAGAAGAATGGAATAAGCGTCCCCTTGACGCGGGAACGGAACGCAAAGAGCGTATCTTTCTCTTCTGACGTCAGGGCAGGAAAATCGATAGTAAACTGCCAGCCCGGCAGCGTCTGTGAAGTGATAGCGCGGCGCTTCCCACTGGCAGCCGTCTGTTCAGTCACGTCCCAGCTATCTTCTACCTGCGAGGACCACTTCACGCGTCGAGCATTCAAAGGAAATAAGAGATTTGCCATTACCATACACCAGCTTCCGTCGTAAAATCTCGTGTCCCATCGAAAAGCATCTGCTTGATGGAGTCCATACCGCCACCTCGAAGGAAGTCCATGAAGGACGACGCGTCCATGGCCGATACATTCAGCGTCACGCTGCCGCCATTCCCTGCTGCGCCCATGGCCGGTGTTCCCACATGACCTCCTTCTGCATAGTGAGGGCTATTCAGCATGTTCAAATATCCTGTGCCCAGTCGCTGGACGGCCGCTGCATTGATGACAAATTCTCCATTGGAAAGCATGGCCGGAATAGAATCGGAGGTGCCTGTCCCCGGACCGGTAACAAAGCCCCCATCCTTAAACACGCTTCCGGCTGCTCTGGCAGCACCCATCTGCCCGGCGACAATGCCTGCCGCAGCAGGGGCGGCCCATGGGTTAGCAGCAATGAGCGCCGCCGTTGCATTGGCGGCTAGTGTCCCGCTCTTGGCTGCCTGCGCTGCTTTCTCCTTTGCTGCGCTGGCGACTTCCTGTGCGGTCTTTGTCTTTCCCAGTCCGATCATAGTCATCAAGGAGCCAATGGCTTTTTGAAGCACTGCCTGAAGGACAGTGGAAAGCACATTATTAGCCAGATTGTTCATGATGTCGCGGAAATTCTTCCCGTAGACGATGCACTGGGTCAGCCCTTGCGCTATCCCATTCACCAGCTGCTCTTGTACCTGCGCCAGGGTGAGATTCATATACTCGCCCCATTCCATGGCGTTTAGCATCATTTGTTCATGCCAAATCTGCCGCATGTCATTCAGAGCCTGCTCATTAGCCAGGATCGTTGCATAGCTCTCCCCTGTGATGGCGTCTTTCTCCTCCATCATGGCCGTGAACTCTTCAAGGGACGCTGCATGGCTCGCGCTATCTAGCTGCCGCTGGGCTTCCTTGACGGCCGTCTCTCGTGCATTGACCTTTTCAATCGCTTCAATCTGGATCGCACTTATCGCGTTCGCTGATTCGATTTCTATGTTCTTCTTCTCGGCGGCTATGTCCTGCGCTGCCTTGATGGCTGCCGCCTTCTCTTTGGCATAAGACGCTTCAAGGTTTGCCTGCTTCTGCTGCAGAAGGCTCGCCTGGTCTTCGTTGCCTCCCGCCTGCGCCTTAGCAATTTGGCTGGAAAGCCGCGCCATTTTTTGCTGATATTGGACGGCCTTTTCTCCGCCATCAGCATAGGCTTCCAATTCCTCATTGGCCTTTTCTTGCAGTTCGCCGTATTTGGCAACGGCTTCTCCTACGGCCTGCGCCCTCTTTTGCGCCTCTTCCAGAATCTTTGCATAAGCACTGACGGGGCCGGTGTTTGCCTGACTTTTGATTTTAGCGGTAATCTCTGCGGCCGGATTTGTATACTTACTCTTACCCACATTGTAACTTGCGGCGACGGCTTTACCGATTGACGCCAGCACATTTTCACGAAGCGGGATCACAGCCTCCGGCCCTGCTTCCCCCACAATGGCAGGCGTACCGTGCTTGAGCTGCCCGCCATTAGCTAGAGGAACCAGCCCTCCGGCGATCCCGCCCCTTGCCATGCCAAATACGCCGCCTTTGGCGCGGCCGGCAGGAGTAACGCCCTCACTTCCTCCGTCCACATTGCGGCGGATGACATTCACGACCGTATCAATCGGATGTGCCATAAAGTCTTTGAGTCCCTGCCAAATACCCTTGGCATAATTCACGGCTTCATCAAACTTCTGCCTCACGGAAGCAGCCATGTCTGATACGGCATCGACGACTGCATCCCGCACGGAAAGCGCAATGGCCTTCACTTCGTCCCAATGGGTGTAAAGCAGTACGAGTATAGCGATAACTGCAGAAATCGCTAATATGATGGGGTTCGCCTGGCAAGCCAAAGCAAATGCTATAGCAGCCCCTTTGGCGGCGAGGAAAGCCGTCTGCACGCCCTTGATGATGGCCACAGTAGCTGCCATGGCTCCAATCGCTTCCACCACGATAGTGACGGCGGTCTGATTTTCCATGATGGTATCTTTCATGGACGCGAAGGCGCCGCTGCTGCGGGACTTATCCCTTCCAGTTCTTGAACGATGGCATCATGCAGCCCTACGTCCTTAGCTGCGTCACGAATAGAATTGATGTGCATCTTGAATCCTTCCGCCATTTCTCCGGCCGCATCAAGAACCCCTGGTACGTTGAATGCCTGAGAGATAATGTCCCCCATCGCGCTCATGCTGTTTGCTACCGCTTCCTGCGCATTGGAAAACTTCGCGGAAAGGGTGTCCGACATGGAACTGGCTGCGCCTTCTGTCTTCTCGGTGATCTCGTCCCATAACGTCTGCAGAGCATCCTGCGTAAGCTCGCTTTTCGAGCTCATGTCTTTCAGCTGCTCTACAGGGATACCCATTTTCTCGGACAACAGCTGCCATGCAGGAATCCCTGCATTGATCAGCTGCATCATGTCCTGCTGGCCGATCTTGCCCGCCATCTGCATCTGGGTAAGAGCAAGATTGACAGCCCCTACCTGCTCGGACGTCAGCCCATACGCAGATCCAAGGTCTACGATTTTCTGCATTTTGGACGTGGCCGTGTCCACATTGTCGCCGATGTTGACCCAAGCTCTGGCAAGCGGCAGCAGCTGGGTCGTATCATAGGCAGACGCTTCACCGATATCCTGAATGTTTTTTACAAGGCGGCTCGCCTCCTCATCGCTATTGAGAACGAAGGAAAGCCCCTTGTGCAAAAGCTCCGTTTTGGCTGCCGCCGACAGTGCCGCTTTGCCGAACGAGTAAATGGACCCTACGGCGAATGCACCCGCCACCATGTTGCGGATCTTACCGAGGGCGCCTCCAAGGGCGTCTACGTCGGAAGATGCCGATTTCGCGCCGTTAGATACTTCGCCGAAAGGGTTAGGAATTTTGACATTCTTGACGCCTTTCAGCTCGCCCTTGACCTTCCCGCTCTCGGCTATCGCTTTACTTCCGTCGGCAGTGATTTCCACGCGGATTTCATGCTGTGCCATTCTTTCGCCTCTTTTCTTCCTGCTCTTCAATGAGGGCCTTGATGTATTCTGCCTCGTCCTGGTCGTACTTCCCACGGAAATCTCCAGGCAGCAGCTCTTCCACCTTGACGCCCCTTTTCGGAGCCCTCATGCCACTATTGATGACAGGCGCCGTGATGAAAGATGCCGTAAAAATGCGCCTGTCTTTCATTCTGTCCACGTACCCGTCTATCCTGTGAGTGATTTCCCACGGGGTGGCGGCAGCTATCTCTTCGCCCGTCATCTGCAATTTCCCATAACAGATAGGCATGATAGCCGAAAGATATTCCCTAAATGTGGTTATTCTTCCGGCTTCACTCCGTTTTTTTCGTCTGCCTCTGTGCAATCTTCCAGCCCATCCACATCCTGCGTCGCAACGGCCATTCTCTCAAGCAGCACGCGGGATACCTTCGCACCCATCAGGCCAGACACTGCCACCGCGATCCAAAATGCCGCCGACAGACTCGGAAGTCCTTCCTCATAAACAAATTTTTCGAGTAACGCCTCGGCCTCTGGATCGGTGATCTTTTTATCCGCCTGCTTTAATGCCAGTTTGAAGGCATGACTCAGCAGCTTGTAATGGGTGTCCCCCTGTGATAACTGTACGATCAAATTTCCATCGTTCTCGGCATCCAGTTTTTCAAAAACGGATAAAGAAAAAACGAGCGCATACTCGCGCCCGTCAATCTTTACCCACACTCTTCTCAGAATGCGGTCATATCTCATTTGTTAGCCTCCTACATGTTCGGCTGCGGGGCCTTTGACGCCGTCTACTGTGGTTAATCCAGTGTAAAATTTGGGCGCACCTACCCCGCCAAGGGTGACACTAAAGGATACCATATCGTCATGCGGCGTTTCATCCCCCAGCTTGGTGATGTTGTACCAGTTGCGGTCCGCTTCTCCTGCATCTGTGAAGAAACGGCAGATGTCCACCGCTTCCCCTTTGACGAATGCATCTTTGAGTGCGTCATAAGCCGCATCGCCCTTGGTCACGTATCCTTCTACGGAAAGCTCGGTGGTCTTTGTTCCGGCGTAGGTTTCGCCCCAACCGCCGGAATCCTTATTGCTCCCATCGATGGAGTCCGCAGACATTTCGAGATTGCCCTTAGTCTGTCCCCCGATCGCCGACCATTTCGGTGCGGCTTCCGTGGCTCCCTCGCCAAAATTCAGATACACGATACAATTTTTGCCCTGAAGACGATGCTTCGCATCCGCCATAGTGGCTCTTACTTTGTCCGCCATGTTTTACCTCCATTACATCCAAACTTTTGCTTTATAAGTGATGAGGCAAGCCCCCGCTCTGCCAGTGACTGCCCCGAATTGCATTTTTGTGACGGCTCCATGCTGGATCATATCGTCAAGCGTGTCATTTGCCGCCAGCGCTTCTCGCACATCCATTGCCATATCCTCTACCCCATTCTCCGATGCCGGATCGATGAGATAAATGGAAAACACAACAACGGCCATGTCGGCCCCTTTGGATGTGTCCACGAATTCCATCTCGCCCGCTGCCACGGTTCCGGTTGGAACATTCGGGATAGCTGCCCCTTTGAACTCCTTCACCCATGCGAGGCGCGGAAGGCTTTCTTCAAGGTAGCTTCTCACCTTTTCCGTCAGCTTCGAGAGATTGAAACGGCCCTCGTCCATGCTCCACGTTCCTCCTCATCGTCCTTCTCCTCATCCGCGAGGAAATCTGCCTTGAGAATCCTCCCCCGCAGGTCTTCCACAAGAGACGCATAGATCTTGTACTTGATGGAGTAGGCATCTTCCTGCCTGTCTCCGATCATCGCACTGGCATCCGTCCCGATGAGGTTCAGGAAGCAGTCACGGCTCGCAACCCCCACGGCCAGCTTCTTGGCCATGGGTGTTACCGTCACTTTCTTGACGTTGTATGCTGCCGCTATGCGGTCTACGTACTCATTCGCATCGGCGATTTCCTGATCCATCACACGGTTAATGAGCAGCTGATCCGCGATGTCGTCTTCTCTGATGTACTCTGTCATGATTTCCTCTTTAGCCCTTGGGCGATCTCCATACATGCAAGATCCGTGTAGTGGTCAAATACCTTGACCACGTCCCCCTCTTTGGCGTCTAACGCTTCGTACAAGAAAGGATCTGGACGAATGCCCGGCCAGTTTACCCTCTTTGCGAAAATAAACTCCCCGCCCTTCGCCCACCTTAGCGCTTTTCGGGTTCGGGGCACAATGACGCGGGGGCGCGCGCCGTTGTGGATAGGGATCCCGTAAGGCGCTTGCCCTTCATCCAGATACACCGTCCCGACAAGCCCCTGCTGCATGATCTTGATTGATCGCTCCAGATTGCCCGTCCTTGGTGTAAATCGATGGTGTTCTCCCGCGTATTCCTGCACCATCCCGATACTCTCTTTAATGGCCAGCCGACACATACTCTCGAATATCTTCTTTGCATCCATCAGCCGCCCCTCCCTTCACAAATCAGGCAGTCGCTGCCTTGATCTGAATGTTGCGAAGGACTGCCGCTGCCCTGGTCGCTTTGAGAGCCACGGCTGCTACCATTTCCACATCGCCCTTCTTGACTGCGCCTGCGGTGCTGAAATCCGGAAGGCGGGATGTAATCATGGAAGAACCAGCCACAGTCACGCCATGGAAACCGTCAAGGCCAAAACGAACGGCATAGATGGACGTTGTGCCTTTTTCCGGATCAATGGACACTACAGGATCATTAGAGCCGCTCTTCGCGCCAAGATCAATGAGCGGAATGCCGTCATACATCGGAATGATCTTTCCGAAATTGTCTTTGGTTTCCTGATACATGGTCGCGCGGCGAATGACTGCTTTGAACTTCACAAACATCTTGGAGCTCATCAGCAGCGCAGATGGGGTCCCATCCATGGCCGCAAGTGTTTCATCCAGATTGTCCAAGAAGTCCATGAAATTGGTCTCAATCGCTGCTGCCGTGGAAAGATCGATCGGCTTCGCCAGCACGTTTTCCGTGTCGCTCCCCTTAATGGCTACATCCAGCCCATCAAAGGCATTTGTATTGGTGGTACGGTTGCCGTTAATCACCGTATCGTTAAACAGCGCAGCCGCTGCTTTGATTTTCTGGCGTGCCTGCAGAGTCAGCTCGTTCTCTACCCCACCCATGCTCGCGATAACGCGGTCAATTTCATAGGAACCGCCAAAGATAGCCAGGTCTACAGACTTGCGTTCTTTGGTGACTTCCTGCGGAGTGTAGTCGCTGTTAATGGCACGGAATGCCGCCGTCGGCTGGGTTTTCAGTCGGTTATAGGCATACGTCAGCGTTGCGCCACCACCAGACGGGGATACCACGTCCGCGAATGTCAGATTGTTCAGCAGGTAGTTGGATTTCTGGAACTCGTCAATAGTTCCCTTTACCAGCATGTCCTGTGTATTAAGTTTTGCCTGTTCAAGTGTTACTGCCATTTGTCATCTCTCCTAATTGTTGTTTAACTGGGCAGCAATAGCACTCGCCAAGGTCACGTTGCCACCGTTGGCGCCGCTCCCCTGCTCACCATTGCCACCTTTGCCGCCACCGCTTCCGGCGTTCTGGCTGTTCTTCACCGCCCAGGAGTTATCCTTGAGCCATGCCGCGGTGCCGTCTTCAATGGATACCTTCTCGCCTTTAGCATTCGTGAACTTATACGAGCCGTCCTCCTCGGCCGCGATGCTCGGAATGAGAATCTTCGCAATTTCTGCCGGACTGGCTGCATTCCCCTTTGTGAGGGCTGCTACCGTCTGCTGCGTGATATCCGCATGTACCCTTTTCGCGTGTTCTTCCCCGCGGGCCTTTTCTGCGGCATCATATTTCTTCGTCAGCTCGTCCAGCTGCTTCTGCATCTTCTCGACGGCCGTCTGGTCCCCTGTACCTTTTTCCGTCAGCTCCTGCACCTTCGCTTCGAGCTCGGTGATCTTTGCATCAGACGCATTTTTGGCTGTGCGCTGCTTGGCTGCCTCTGCATTGATTTTACTGATCTCTGCCTTGATGGTCGATGCCATAGCTTCGCCGCCGTCCTGCTTTCCTAATGCTTCGTACACTTCTGCTAATGTCATAATAAGAACCTCCTGTGTTCTTCACTCTTTGGGCTTCTATCCCAATAAAAAAGGCCGTTCTTTAACGCCTGCGGCAGGGCTCCCGTCCCTTTGGAAAGGCGTGTTTGTTACCATTTTTGAGTTATGCTATAATGTATATAGGAAGGATGACTAGAACCTTCGCCCTTTATTGGCGGGGGGGCTGGTCATCCTTTTTTTTGATACCGTTATTTGAAAGAGCAGTTTTCTGTTCATAACCGCTATAATCCGGCTCCCTTCGCAGAGGCTACGCCGTCCTCTATTGGCTGAAATCTTTTCTAATAGCTCTACGTCAACATTTTCCCCAATGTAATTTAGCACCACTCCTCCGGGACGCTCTTTTATTTGGCCAGCCGCATGCCTTATAGCGCTATCGGCAGCTTTTTCCGTCTGCACCGTTTTCAAGTCCCAGTAAAGACCGTCCCATTCATAGTCGGGCGTTTTTACGTTATCCTCATTTACTGCAGTTAAGCATTTGATTTTCCCGGCGAAGTTTTCAACCAGCCACTCGGCCATATTTACTTCGTCTAGGTTGTGCTTTTTATCATATCCGGTGTCGAACAGCACGCTTCCTTTAGGGCCGTCATACTGCCGAATTCGACATTGCATCACTTCATCGGAATACCCCCTCGCATACTGCTTCCAGCTGGCTCCCTTCTGGACTTCCTTTGCGCCATTCACTCCGAGAAGCGAATGCCGCTGCATCTCTGTAAGGATCATGATGTAGGCGAGCCCTCCGGCAAGCGTCTTGTCTTTCGGCTCTTCGCTTGTTACTCTTGTGGATCCATGAAATATGGGAACCACCCGGCACATGCAGTTCGGATGGACTGGCAGCTTCGGGAGATTGTCTTTTGGAAAAATGCCCTCGCCCATCCCCCAAAGGTCTGCACGGGCGTACAGGTCACAAATGTCATCACATGGATGGCGGCTCGAAAGTTTCCACTTGAAAGCTACGCAGTCGGGATCATTGGCATATTTGTACATGACCCCATCCATGTAGGCTCTCGCTTTCTCAGTGCGGGCGATTCGTTCCGCGAAGTATCGGGCTTTCTCTTGGGTGGCCACGTAAATGGCTTTATCTACCATTTCTTCATTGCCCTTTGAAATAGCGCTGATTATGCCATTGTAGGCCGCCTTGAGTCCCTGCGTGGATAATTTATCTATGTTCCTTTGCGCATCGCGCAGGGCACGTTTGAACGCGTTCCCTTGGTAGTCTTTAGACAGAGCGACAAGCTTTCCCATGAATTTCGGGATTTCCTGTTTCGGGATGACGTGGTCATGGCCGTATCCATCAAAAAGCTCCTTGGCAAGCGTCATGACGCTGCCGCCCTTCTTGATGGCTGCTTCGATGGTCTTTGTCGCCTGCTCCACGACCCACCGGCGGCCATGGGTGGTGCGCTCGGAAAGCGTTAAACCATCCTCGGCCCATGCTTTTGCCATGGCTGCCTTCAGCTTTTTCTTCTCGACGTCAGCAGCTCCGCCCCTCTGGGCTTCTGCCACCAGCACATCCACCAGCTCATCTTGCATGACTTCCATGACGGGGTGCTTCTTATAGGCGCTGCGCACCGCCTCCAGCGGCGTCATTCGCCTGTCCGTCTTGGTCAGGTTCTCCCTGATCTCCCTTTGGAACTCCGCCAGCTCCTTCTCCGCCTTTGGTGTCATCATCTACTCCGTATGCTGCATCCTGCGCGGCTCTCTCCGCCGCTGCCTTCATTTCCTTTAGAATGGTGTCATATACATCCGGTGCCAGGTTCGGCATGTATGCCGCCAGCACCTTCTTCAAGACTTCCTGCTTGTATGCGATGGAATCAAAGCCAAGGTCGATAGCTGCCTGTGCATTCGCCAGTCCATCCGATACATCGGAGATCTTGAAATCACGCGGGTATTCCACCTTGTAGCCGGTGTTTTCCCCCGACCATGCCTCATACAGCCTGATAATGGCCTTGTCTGCGTTCTCGCAACGCACCGCAAAATCAGCAATGCGCTTATTGGTCTTTTCAAAGTCCCATTCTTTGGATACGCCCGACTTATTGTCGCTGGTGCTTGCCCCAAGGATGGACTCGAGCCCGCTCATGCGGAACATCTCTTTCACGCATCGGTCCATTTGCCCCGTCAGCATTTCGGCTGGGGCTGCTGCCGGTGCAATGAATGTCGGCGTGTGCGTGCTCTCCGGCGGATAAGCAAGGACGTTGTTCGTCCCGATGGTGATATCATCCGTCCCGGGGTCTGGGATGGTCAGGATGTTGAACGCCTGATCCCTCAGAATCTGGGCATGCCATGAGCAAAGCTGATACAAAAAGTAGTTAGTCTGTACCACAGAAACGTATTCAGACGGCGGCTTTATGATCCGCTTGTCGGTGTTTCGTGCGAGCCACTGCACCACAGGGACCACCCCGAGCGGGTTCACACCGGTTTCCTTGCTTCCCGCCCCGCTGGTGATTGACCACTCCTCCGCCGTCCATGTGTGAGTGCGGGACGTCTCTGTGTATGCCCCGCTGCGAATACGCTCCTCATACTGAAACATAGTCAGGCGGCCATAGTCATCTATTTTCCAATCCCTGATCTGCATCGGGGATACGGCCTTCAAGAAGGGGAAGTGCCGATTTCGCACCGCAGCGGAAAGCGTCCCTTCCATTTCATCCGAATTGTCTACGACAATATAGGCCGCTCCGTACAATTTTGCTATGAGCGCCGCGCTTTTGCAGAAGTCCTGGTAACTTGTCCCCGCCCGGTCGCAATCTTCAAGGAACCCATTGAACATTTCAGAATTCCGGTATTCCCGGCGCACTTCGTCTTTGAAAATCGGGTCTACCATCGCATTGACGATAGGACCCGTGTAGTTCCAGTAGTACGCCAGCTTCTTGCGGTTCGTGAAATTCTCTACCGACTCTCTCGGATGCTGGATAAGCCCCCGCCCTTGCTCGAATAATCCGGTCCCATAATAGGCATCATGGATCATCATGTATTCGTCGTCTCCGGGCAGGTTGATTAGCAGCTGGCCTTGTAAATCTGCCATGGTTCCCCCTTAGTAAATATTCGAACGTTTCGCCTTGATAGACTGTCCACCCATGCCGTATCGCACGGCATCGATAGCGTGGTTGTCTGCGTCAGGGTAGGCAGAAATAAACTGCCCCTGACGATTTCTCTCGTATTCGTAGCAGGTAAATTCCCTGTATGTGTTCGGGCACCTGCGCTTATCGATGTATATCTTCCGCCTTTCCTGCAGCCACTTGATGCCGTAAGCTACACTGTCGGGCCCTTTGCGGCATCCGATAATGTTGAAACCCATGTCACGTATTTCAGCAATGCTCTTCGGCTCTGCAGAGTCGGCAATGATCGGTACCGTGAGGTGCTTGGCGCGCAGAATTTGCGCAACAGCGCGGTTCGTGAGTTTCTGCTGGTATACTTCGTCAAAGATATACAGCTCTTCCTTCTTGGCGTCATAGTGCATTTGGACAAAAGCTAACGGATCGACTGCAAAGCCAAAGTCCAGCCCGCAATGCAGCCTGTCGAATTGTGCGATCATCTCATTGCTCATGCGCAGATCTTCCACATTCTCGAAGACGGCGCCGCCGGTTCCTGTGACTTTCCCCAGATACTCATGCTCGTAGCTCTTGAGATTCTTCCCCTTCAACTTTTCTGCTTCCAGCAGGAACTGGCTGCCTAGCCATTCCTTCGGGACCTGCAAATAGGTGGAATGGTGTACCAGCCTGTCCGCATCGTCATAGAGCTGCTCTTCGTTCACCCAGTTGTTTCTCGATTTTGGCGGGTTGAAAGAACAGAACTCCCAGTATTTATCACCGCCGCGAAGCAAAGACTGGTTCAGATTCCGGATCTCTTCCATACCGGCGAACTGGTCGAATTCTTCAAACCACACCACACCGATATAGCCAAATGGGGGCTTGATGGACTTGAGCTTCATGGGATCATCATCGCCCATGAAATAAATCTTCTGCCCCGTATGCTTCAGGGTGATTTCCGGCGGGGAAATCTTTACGGAAAACAAACCATTAAGGCCCATGGCATCGATTCCCCATAACACCTGCGGATAAACCGATGTCTTGATGGTGTTCCCGACTTTTCGGAGTACGACTGCATGGCATTTGGGGTTCTGCAATAGCAGGATAGGCAGCACGACACTCACAAAAGAGGACTTCGTACTGCCACGGCCGCCTTTCATCCAATAATGGGTATGACGGTGATGAATGATATCTTGGAAGACGGCATCAAAAGCAGGCCCCACATAGTCCGCTACGTTAATCTCCATCATCCCCGCCCCTTTCAAACTTAAATGTAATGTGCGCCTCGCCGTCAGCATCTTCCGGCCTGTCCAGTCCATAGCGCTTCGCCAGCTGCATCGCCGCTTTGATACGGTCATTGGCTCCGATTTGTTTTTCTATGATCCTCGCCGCGCTGCATCCGTCGCCAACCCCTTCCACAACGACGGCTTCCTCTTTGATTTCGCCGCGCATGGAAGACGTCAGGAACTCCATCACTTCTTTCGCCTTGGCAATGCGCTTATCCTCGATTTCTTTCAGGCGGGCAGCAATAACGCTGGCGATCCGCGGCGAAGCAAGTAATTTTCCCGCGGACTGCCGGGCCACCTTCTCAGAATACCCCGCACGGCGCGCCGCTTCGGCGCCATTCCCCGTCTCGATGTAAAAATCTATGAACCGCTTCTGCTTTTCAGTCAGCTTTCCCATCTCTCCCCTCCTTTCTCTCCACGCAAAAGAGCGCCTCTTATGAGACGCTCTTTTACGGCATACCTTAAATTTGAAGGAGGCCAAGCATGGAAACGACAGCACAGATCGACTTGTCGGGAATTTCTCCCCTGTGCGATTTTCCTTTTACTATTATATCATCACTCGATGTAAACTCGTGTAAACAGTCAAGAGGTATTTTGAGAAATCATACGGATAGCGCGGTCTCGCATGCGAGTCAGCCACTGCCTTGTGAATCCACGTTTCTCTTCGATCTCTCGCCATGACATGCCAGCCAGATATCTATCATAAAGTATCGTTTTCGCCTTTGTATCACGACACAGGGCAAGCAATTCATACGCTTTCTTTCTCATGCTGGTGAGGATGTCTATGCATTCCAGCAGGCGCTTGTCCAGCTTGTCGCACCGTTCGATGATCTGCTCCAGTACTTGAGACAAGTCAGAGTTCACCATGACAGTGATTTTCGGTTTATCGTACTGCACCGCCTTCACGGCGGCGATGTCATTTGCCACGTGTTCCCTTTCCCGTATCAGATCATAGAGCTCCTGCCGCTGGCTGCGTAGCTTCTCGAAGAAATCTCTAACCTCTTCCTCCGTCATCCTTGTTTCTCCTTCTTCTCACGCCGGTGGGTCTCCTGCCAATACCGCTTCTGACAGCCTATGCTGCAGTACTTCTGCTTTGCGGTGCTCGGCTGCAACAGATGGCCACACACAGCGCAAAGCCTTGGCTCGTATATCTTCCCACAAAGAGACTTCCTTTTCTTCCGTTTTCGCTCGAGCGCGCGTTTCTTCTTCTCTGCCGTGTCGCTTGCCTCGTAGTACTTCAAGAGGATGACCGCCCCCGGATAGCCGTCTGCCTCCCACCCGCGGTCAGAAAGCTGCCGCGCCTTCGTCCAGAAGGCAGCGCTTGCCATCCACTCCAGATCGAAATGCTCCCGCTCGCTTGGCATGATCCCGATATGTCCACGGGCGTCGCTCTCGATCACCATGAAAAGGTAACCTTTTGTAAGCATGCCAGGTCTCAGGGTATCCTTCGCCAGCAGGAGCTCGGTCACTCTGGCTCCCTTGCGGAAATAGAGGATCATACTTTGGTCGCCTCTTTTCTTTCTGACGTCAGTGAGCCGCTGGGTCGCTTAAACCGCACGCCGGCCTCCTCGAATAAACACTGCCTCAGCTCCGCCGGCGTTACAAACCCTTTCTCTACTGTGTCGTAAAGTTCCAGGCACATTTCAGCAAACCGCTCTTCTCGTCCGTCTTTCTTCCTAAGCTCGCCGAAGTGGTCGTGGATGACCATGACCGGGATCGCGATCAGTTCTTCGAATAGCCTTGATACAGCCTCATTTTTTGCATGTGTCGCTAATTTCGCTGCTTCCTGTTGGACTGCCTGCGCACACAGGTCTTTTAGATACTCCGGCTTGACCGTGAGTGTGGCGTTTTTGTTTTTCTGCCGCTCGATCTTTCTGCGCACTTGCCTGCTGAGCAGGGATCCGGTTGTGTCGATCATGCTTAGCCCTCCTTGTTAATAATACCCGGTTGCATTATTCGTTTGAATGGACGTACACCCGCAACCCTGGCAAACTGTTTGTGGCTGTATAAAATTTTTTGCACTGAGTTATAGTTACTTGCTTATCGTCCTCGTATGCGATGCCGTTCAGTCCGTCGAGTACGACTTTCAAGATGTTGTCAATATCAGGCTTTCCCGGCGGAAGTTTTCCCGCCAGCGCCTCTGCCTTCTTTGCCCGCGGCCATGACTTCGGGATCGGAAAGACCGCCTCGATCACTACCATCACAGCCTCCTCAAAACAGGGCCCGTGCTGTGCTGCATAAGCCTCCGCGATCTGCCGTTCATACGACTTTGTTCTGCCCGGCGTGTAGACAGTCCCGCTTTTCGAAGAGAACCGCGGCCTTGCTTTTCCCTGCACCTTGCCCGGCACGAAGAAATATACCATACTCATCGCTTCCTCCTGAGTAACCATTCAACGGTAAGAAGGATGGCAGCAGTTGCCACCAGCGAGCCCGTCAGCACACCAACGAAGAACCACACCGCACTGCTCATGAGATCATCCCCTTCTTTAGTCTTTCCGCTTCCCGCGCTGCCATAGCATCCACCTCTGTCTTTAAGCCCATCAGGTCGCGCATCACGCCCCGCTGGTCGTCCTGCAGGTCGGCGATGGTCAACCAAAGATCCCCGATCTTCCCGAAAAGGATAGCAATCGTCGCCAGCAGCGCCATCCCGACAATGCAGACGAAGAGCAGGACTTCCCACTCAGTCATGAGACGCCTCCATGCGATCCTGCTTCACCATATCCAGTATCTCATTCATGCTGGTGGCGTAATGCGGACAATCGCTCATGAAAAGCCAGTCGTCCATTTTCTGATACAGCTTTTCAAGCATCTCTCCCAAGACTTCCTTTGAATAATCGAATACAGTCAGCTTTACAGCTTTCACTCGATCCGTACTGGACAAGTCCGCGTAGAGATGCAGACGTCCATTTAAGTCTTTGTCGATATAGATTTCCTTTGGATTTGTGATAATAGCTCCATCTTCTGTCTGAATAATAATCATGATTCCTCCACCGTATAACCGTGAAACTCTATCCAATACTGATTGACTTCTCGCATTTTCATCAAAGCCTCTGCCTCGCTCTTACACGGGAAGTCTTTATTCGTCCATTTATCATCCTTCTCGATGTAGCGATGCATCTGAAGCAATACTTTCTTCTTCGGCGTCCGCCCCGTCCGGTCCGTATAGCTCCGGATCGTCAGCTCGATGCGGTCAGCGCCCTTCACAAGATGGCTTCGCATGACTTGCCTCCCTCCTAAAATACAGATCTGTATTTTTCTGACTTTTTCTGACTGCTTACAAAATCAGCTGGTTTGCTATCATAAAAAGATATGTCTAAATCCCGAAAACTCTTTTTACGGTGAGTGAAGGGGTGGAAGGGGTGGGTGTGTATGTTAAGGAACACCCACCCTTACACCCCCATTCACCGCGTGAGATTAAACGTGGAAAATATATCTATATTTCTTATATAGAGTTTTCCACGTTTATTTCCACTTTTACTACCGCTCGTCTAGTCGTCTGATCCTTCCATTGCGTCCGGCAATCACTTCATAAACTTGAATCGGCTCGTTTGCTCGTTTCAAGTAGTTTTGAATCGTCTTTGATGAAACCTGCATCTCATCCGCAAGATTGGTTTTGTTCACTACATCCCCGTTCGCTAAATGATGCTCCAGCGTTCGGATGAATTCTTCGTAGCGATCATTTTTGTTCTGCGTCTGCGTGATGTTTCCCTTGACGCGGTTCCCTTCGATGCTGCCTTCGGTACGCTTCGGATCGATATCAGGAGCGAGCGTGTGGAGCGGATACTGGAAGAGGATGGCTTTCGGCTTCGGTGTTTTGAACTCACGAAGGACGCAAGTGACGCAATAAGCGACGTCGCACCCATACTGATCCTTTTCCTCCTCTTTCAGCTCGATCGCCGTCAGGTCGATGATGGCGTCTGCGTCGCGAGAGAAGACGCCCGACCC